GCGCAATGCGTGCGTGCGCGAAACTATGATGTTTCCGATGATCGCCGCCGACTTGGTTCCGCTTGCATTTGCCGTTGACAAACTTCGCCTGCTTCCTGGCAACCCTCGTCGAGGGAATGTTGAGGCCGTGAAGCGTTCACTGGATGCGTTCGGTCAGCGAAAGCCGATTGTGGCTCGCCGGTCAGATCGGGTGGTGATTGCGGGGAATCATACGTTGCAGGCGGCGCAGGCGTTGGGTTGGGCTGAGGTGGCGGTGGTGTGGGTGGATGATGACGATACGACGTCAAAGGCTTTTGCGTTGGCGGATAATCGGACGGCTGAGCTTGGTGATTATGACAATGCGGCTTTGGCGGAGTTGATTGGTGAGGTGGGGTCGGTTGATCCTGAGTTGTTGGAGGCGACGGGTTGGTCGGGTGATGCGGTGGCGGAGTTGTTGGCGGTGTTGGAGCCTGATGTGTTGCCGTTGGTGGGTGATCCTGATGAGGTTCCTGAGCAGGTGGTTGGTAAGTCGGTGCCGGGTGATGTTTGGCTTTTGGGACCTCATCGGGTGATGTGTGGTGATTCGACGAGTCCTACGGATGTGGAGAAGTTGATGGCTGGTGCAAAGGCTGACATGGTGTTCACAGATCCTCCGTATGGGGTCAACTATGACGGCGGTCATGCCGAAAAAGGGAAGCGTAGAGAAAAAATATTTAACGATGGCAATGCGGATATTTACGAACAATGTTTGCCGTTGGCTTCAAGTAATTCAAAAGACAATGCTGCTTTATATCTATGGTTTTCGGACAGCAAATCTTCCGCCGTGATTGCCGCCGTGATTGCCGCCGGATATGAAATTCGAAACACTCTGATTTGGAATAAAAATCTTGCTCAATTTGGTGCCATTGGCGCTCAATACAAAAGCAAGCACGAGCCTTGTTTGTATGCATTCAAAAAAGGAAAATCACCTTTTTGGAATGGACCGACAAATGAAGTCAGCGTTTGGGACATTGCAAGACAAAGCAAAAACGAGTTTCACCCAACTCAAAAACCAACAGAATTGGGTGTTCGAGCAATGAACAACTCCTGTCCTGCAAAAGGTTTAGTGCTTGATTTGTTTGGTGGTTCTGGTTCGACGTTGATTGCTGCGCATCAGACGAATCGTGTTGCGTATCTGATGGAGTTGGACCCGAAGTATGTGGATGTGATTTGTGCTCGGTTTCAGAAGGTGACGGGTATCAAGCCTGTGAGTGAGGCGAGTGGTCAGGAGCATGATTTTCTAGATGGGTAGGCCTGTTGGGCGTCCACCGAAGCCCACCGAGCAGAAACGTCGGACGGGTAATCCTGGTCGTAGGAAGTTGCCGTCTACGGAGGTGGCGATTGTTGGTCAGGTGAATGTGCCTTCGCCGGTGCGTCCTTTGGGTTCTAACGGGTTGGCGTTTTGGGAGCGTGTGTGGTCGGTGGGGTTTGCGTGGATTAGTCCGCAGACGGATATTGAGTTGTTGCAGATGGTGTGTGAGCAGATTGATGAGCGTCAGGCGTTGCGTGTGAAGGTGTTGCGTGAGGGTGATTGGCGTGACCGTACGGCGTTGCGTGCGTTGGATGCGCAAGTGTTAGATTGTTTGTCCCTGCTCGGTTTCACTCCCGTGGATCGTGCCCGCCTAGGTTTTGTGGAGGTGAAGATTCAGAATGAGCTCGACTCGTACCGTGAAAGAAAAGCAAAAGCCGGTGGTCGTGCAGCCAAGGTGGTCGACATCGACGAAGCCGAAGAGAAGTGAGGGTCCGTTTGTAATTGAGTTTGCTGAGTCGTTGATGCATGTATCCAAGGGGATACGGGCTGGTGATGCGTTCATTTTGACTCCGTGGCAACGGCAGCTCATCAACGCTTTGTATGAGCGTCGTGCTGATGGCCTGTTGCGTTATAAGCGTTCGGTGATTGGGTTGGGTCGTAAGAACGGAAAGTCTCTCATCGGCTCTCTCATTGCGTTGTATGGGTTGATTGAGGGTGAGCATGGGGCTGAGGTGTATTCGGCTGCTGGTGATAGGCGTCAGGCTCGTGTGGTGTTTGATGAGGCGAAGTGGCAGGTGCAACAGTCGCCTGCGTTGTCTGGGATTTGCAAGGTGTATCGGGATGCGATTGAGGTTCCTTCGACGCACAGCATCTATCGAGTGTTGTCGAGTGATGCGAAACTTCAGCAAGGTCTGAATCCGTCGACGGTGGTGTTTGATGAGTTGCATGTGCAGCCGAATGCGGAGTTGTGGGATGCGTTGACGCTTGGTTCGGGTGCTCGTCGTGATCCGCAGATTGTGGCGATTACGACTGCCGGGTATGACCTGCAATCCATTTGCGGTTTGCTGTATGGCTACGGCCAGAAGGTGTGTCGTCAGGAGATTGACGATGAGACGTTCGGGTTCTGGTGGTGGGAAGCTGCGGAGGGTTGCGACTTGAATGACCGTGCCGCGTGGTTGGAGGCGAATCCGAATCTGGCTGAGGGTTTGTTGGACCCGGAGGACATGGAGATTGCGGTACGTCAAACGTCCGAAGTCAGCGTGAGGAGATACAGGCTGAACCAATGGGTGCGCACGGCTGCTGACTCCTGGCTGCCACAGGGCGCGTGGGAGCTGTGCCGTTCAACGCTTGATCTGGTGCCGGGTGCGGCGACGTGGGTTGGGGTGGACATGGCGTTGAAGCGTGACACGACTGCGGTGGTGTTGGTTCAACATGTTCAGGACAAGGTTGTGGCTCGTGCGAAGATTTGGTTGCCGGAGGGTGGTGTGTTGGATGTGTCTGCGGTGGAGTCGTATCTGCGTGAGATTGCCCAGCAGTATGACTTGCAGGAGATTGCGTATGACCCTGCGTTCTTTCAACGTACCGCTGAGGCGTTGGCTGAGGATGGGTTTCCGATGGTGGAGTATCCGCAGTCTCCGCAACGGATGGTGCCTGCGTGCGGGAATCTGTATGACCTCATCGTGAATCAGAAACTTGCGCATGACGGGAATCCAATCTTCTCGGATCAGGTGTTGTCGGCTGCGCAGAAGATGAAAGACTCCGGGTGGACGCTCAGCAAAGGTAAGTCGAAACGCAAGATTGACGCGGTGATTGCGTTGGCGATGGCATCGGATCGTGCGACCACGACACCTGAACCTGTCGCTGAACCTGGGTTCTTCGTAGTGTGATTAGGCTGAGTGAACTACCATAGGAGGTTGGGATGAAAGTTCTATTGCTCGAGCTGATTGGATTGGTGTGTTTTGTGGTTGCAGGATGGTTGGTGACGCCAGCATTGGGGTTCGCTGTCATCGGTGTGGCTGCGATGGTTTCGGCGTGGGGTTTGGCTCGCATCACGAAGGATGATGACAAGTGATCGTTGACCGTTTCGTTGGCCGTAGTGGTGGCGAGGAAGAACGCGCCATTTCGTTCCAGTCACTCTTTGCGTTGGGTGACGGATACACATTCACAACGAACTCTGGTGTGTACGTCACTCAGGACGACTCAATCAAAATCGGAACGGTGTATGCGTGCGTCCGGCTGATTGCCGACACCATCTCAACTCTGCCGGTCGATGCCTACATTCGCCAGGAGGGTGTGCGTCTTCAGTTCCGTCCACGTCCAGCTTGGCTTGACGCACCCGACATCGGCGTCACCAAGGAAGACCATTTCCAGCAGGTCATCGTTTCGTTGCTGTTGAACGGCAACTCGTTCACGAGAATCATTCGTGACGAAGAAGGTGAAGTGCTCGCCTTGTCGGTCTTGAACCCGCAGGACGTTGAGGTTCGTCGCGACAACTTCGGTCGCCTGTTCTACGTCTACTCGGCACGCGACCGCATCGAGGACGTGGACATGATCCACATCCGTGACCTGACTTTGCCGGGTGAGTTGCGTGGCAAGTCACGCATCGACCTGATGAAAGAGAACTTGGGTCTGGCACGCGCACTCGAAGAGTTCGCATCCCGTTTCTTCGGCCAAGGTTCCAACACCTCGGGCATCATCCAGTTCCCCGGCAACCTGTCTCGTGAACAAGCCAAGAACCTTGTTGACGCCTTCGAGGATGGTCACAAAGGGTTGCGTCGTTCGCACCGCCCAGGCATCTTGTTCGGTGGTGCGACGTTCGAGAAGACGGGTGTCAGCCCGAACGATTCGCAGTTCATCGAATCCCGTCAGTTTGCGGTGGAGGAGATTGCACGAATCTTCCGTGTGCCTCCATCCATGATCGGTGTGACCACACCCGGTGCGATGAGCTACGCCTCCGTGGAAGCCAACAACTTGTCGTTCCTCGTTCACTCGTTGACGCCAATCTTGGCGAAGGTCGAGTCCGAGTACAGCGTGCTGTTGGCTGGTCGTGCGTTCCTCCGATTCTCCACCGCAGGACTTCTGCGTGGCGACATCGCAGCACGCAACGCCTCCTACCAATCAGGACTCAACAACGGCTACATGTCCGTCAACGATGTACGCCGATTCGAGGACATGACACCCATCGAAGGAGGCGACGTCTACCGAGTACCGCTCACCAACATCGACATCACCGCTGCGAACCTTGCTGACTTGGATCGCAAGTCCGCTATCGCGCAGCGTCTCATCTCGTCGGGCTTTCAGCCTGCGGCTGTGTTGAAGGCGTTGGACATGCCCGAGATTGAGCACACAGGTGTCCCATCGTCGGCCCTACAGCCGGTGGCATCCATCAACCCAATTGCACCAGCAACGGTGTATGACGCAGGCACTCGTGAGTTGAATCTGAACATGCCGGAACAAATCATCCACGTCTCACCACCATCGGTTCGCGTTGACGCACCAGTCGTCAACGTCCCTGAGACAGTCGTGAACGTCAACGTCCCGGAGCAGCGCACCGTCGTTCGCACGGTCGAGCGTGACGCTGATGGTCGAATCCTGCACATCACGGAAAGGCCTGAGCAGTAATGGCGACCGGAATCAGTGACTATCTGGCAAATCAGTGGCTTGATGCTTTGGGCAACAACGACACTTTCGCAGTGGCCGCCGTGTATGTAAAACTGCATGTGGGTGATCCAGGCGCAGCGGGTACAGCGAATGCGGCAACCGAAACGACACGCAAAGAAGCGTCGTTCTCGGCAGCGTCATCTGGCACGCTCACATCTGATGCCGCACTCACCTGGACGAACATCGCCGGGTCGCAAGACGCCACACACTTCAC